AACTTCCAGCACGGGAGCAGCTTCGTCCACTGCATTGTGGACGACTACTGCGATCACTTGATGAAGAAAGTGTTGAAGAAGTTCGGGGTGAAGCTCACCGCGAGGACCCTCATCAGCTCTGACGACTCCACGAAGATGATGCTGGTCAGCCTCCCCGCGGTTGACAACGCGGCGGAGATCTTGACGAACGCCATCTACGGGATCACCGACATGTACACCGGCCTGAGGAAATTGGCGAACATCCACACCAACTGGAAGAAGACTGCCGCTCAGATCATAATCACCGAGTTCAACTCGATCTTCAGTGTGTTGAAGAGGATGTGTGTGGCGACGATCAAGGACTCCTACAACGCGGTAAACATAGTCGACCTCACCAAGCCCGAGGAGGCGGTCAAGGAGGCCCTGGCGAACGTGCGCAGGTTGCTCGACGGTGGCTGCTTCTTGGAGACTATCCAGACGGCCCTCGAGGAGAATAGGTCGAAGCTTATATCTTGGTACAACATCCCAGAGGCCGTCATCCAGGCCATGATGAGCATGCTCAAGTGCAAGGAGGACCAGTTGCCTTTCCACTTGGGGTTCGTCCCATTGCAGATGCCCATCGAGACCTTGATCCACGGTCCGGAGGTCCACTTGGGGCTCAAGATGTCGCCCGAGTTGGAGAAGTTCTACAAGTCGGTTTACGCTACCAATCACCTGACCATGCCGATTGACGGTGAGCCGATAGATGAGAATGACATCAACAAGGTCACTTTCCAGGTGAACTACAAGGGCAACACCCAGCTGACGGACTTGAAGAAGAAGGTCTTCAGTAAGATCAAGGATGGCACCTTAGCTGACGTGAGGAGGGAGGTTGCCCGGGTCTGTCTCAAGAACAACTCCTGCCTCTTGTACGACTTCAAGCTCTATATGCATGACTACATCTCCAAGGTGAAGGCGACCTATGCCTTCTCCTCGACCTTCCGGTACCACTCGATGATCAGGGCTATGCAGTACTGCAACTCGATGAGCTTCTCTGGGAGGAACACCGAGGGCACCCATGTCTTGGACGCGATCATGCAGGTGATGACGGCCAACAGCGAGAAGACTTACTTCAACGTCTTCAATGACATGCGGATCTTGTGTGCCGATCACGAGGTCTGGCAATCCTCGAGGCCGACGATGG